TGTGGAAAAAATATTTATAAAAATAAACAATGTAATAATTGTTATCAAACAAATAAAAGAAATAATTTTATTAAATTAAAATTAGAAGTATTTGCTCATTATGGAAATAAGTGTAGTTGTGGAGTAGAGAAGATAGAATTTTTAACAATTGATCATATAAATAATGATGGTTCCGAACATAGAAAAAGTATTGGTAATATTTTTCCTTGGTTAAAACGAAATAAATATCCAGAAGGATTTCAAGTTTTATGTTTTAATTGTAATATTGCTAAAAAACCAATAAAATAGTATTCTTGTTGATATATAAAGACATAAGGATATTATGGTTATTAAGAATGGGCTTGGAGATTACGAATCTTTTTCATCAAAATTTTTAGCTAACAGGTCAGATATACCTGGAGTTAGTAAATATATGGCAGATCAAATCTCTGACCAAAGAAAAGGTATTTTAGCAGCTGAGGTAGAGCAGGGGTTATTTAAAGATGGTTCGGGTCCTACATACTCATCATATTTAAAAGAATATGGAGAAACTCCAGCTGGAAGAGTTCTTTCTTCTTCTAAGATGGCTAAATATGGTCAAGCGGTTAGTTCTCAAAATGGTGCATTTAGAGGGGCGCATGGAGATTCGGTAAAACAAACTCCTGAGGTATATTCTCCGTTATGGTTAAATAGCAATCTTAATTTACCACGAGATAGGGCAACTATTAATGCTTGGTGTCGTAGTTTCTTTGCATTAAATCCATTTGTTCATAATGCTATTAGTTTGCACAGCACTTATCCTATTAGTAAATTATCAATTAAATGTCCCAACAAAGATATTGAAAAGTTCTTTGATGATATGATTGAAGAAATTGATTTGATGAATGTTTGCGTACAGATTGCTCAAGAATATTGGTTATTGGGTGAAGCTTTTGTTTATGCAGAATTAGATGAAAGCAAGGGAAAGTGGAGCCGATTACATATACAGAATCCTGATTTTATGATTGTCAAGAAAACAGTAATAGCTTCAGAGCCTATTATTATGTTGCGTCCTGACGAAAATTTAAAAAAGATTATATTTTCTAATAGACCAAATGATGTAGAACAAAGAAAACAATTAAATGATCATATTATAGATTCCGTTAGAAGAGGCGAAAATATTCCAATGGATAATTTTAACGTCTCACATTTGGCGAGAAGAATTAGTCCTTATGAAATTAGAGGGACAGGTTTGCCGGTGTGCATATTTCGCCAGCTTATGCTTATGGACAAGCTCCGCGAGTCCAAATATGCACAAGCTGATAATATGGTTAATCCACTTACGATCGTAAAGATTGGCTCTGCGGATTTTAAGCCAACTTTTGCAGATTTAGAGGCTTGGAGAACTGTATTTGAATCGGCACAATATGACAAAGATATGAAAATCTTTACTCATGAGGGAGTAGATGTGACCAGAGTAGGGTCTGGTCAGGGTATTTATGATATTTCTGGGGACATTACTCAGTTAATTAAAGAAATCTTTATTGGATTACAAGTCCCACAGGTCATGATGGATGGAGGTAGTGATACTACTTATGCTAACGGAGGAGTTGCTTTAGATTTATTAAGACAGAGGTATATGGAGTTTAGGAATATGTTATCTCACTGGTTGAAGACAAAAATCTTTGCTCCAATTTCTAAGATTCAAGGTTTTTATGATTATTCTGGGGGAGAGAAACAATTAATAGTTCCAGAAATTGACTGGAATCATATGAGTTTGTTTGATGCTACGGATTACATTAATGTGTTAGTTCAACTTACTCAAGGAGAAGGTTCTCAAAAGAGAGTTTCTTTAAGCACATTATATAGATCATTAGGTTTAGAAGAAGCTGATGAAAATAGAAAGATTAGAAAAGAAAATATTGAAAATGCCATTGCTGAGAAAGAGGTTGCGGCATTGAAGGCAATGAGTTTAAATGCATTAAGAGCATTGGATGATGAAGATGAAATTCCAGAACCAACAGAAGCTGTTGGAGAAGCGCCAGCACCAGAGGCTCCATTACCGGGAGAGACCCCAGGAGGAGAACCGCCTCCAGGATTAGATTCTGGATCTCCTCCCAGTTTACCCCCTCCTCCACCACCTCCTCCAGCGGGAAGTTAAGCTAATAATATAATATATAAATAACAATTTAATTAAGGATAATTCATGGACAAGTTTGCTCAACGTAGGAGTATTTTAAATAAATTACGAGAGAAAGTAAATATTCCTGGTGCTACTTTAGAGAATTTTTTTAAGCCAGAGTTAGATCGTATTATGAAAGATTTGCGATTAACAGATGATAATATTAGAACTATTTTAATGGGGCAAAAAGTTGGAGATGCAGACGTGCAATTTTCACCTGGTCGTTCGGCTAAAGAGTTATTAAAATCAGCTCATAGTAATTTTAATAGAAGAGAATATATTAAGGGAGTGGCAGATTTAGGTGAATTTCATAAAAGACTACATGACTGCGCTTTATTTACTGACAAATTAAAAATGAGTGTAGATAAGATTCATCATAACTTTTTATTTCAAAACTTAGAAGATAAAGATAAGAGTCAAATTAAAAATCTTAGAGATTATATGTCTAAGAAATCTCAATTAGAGGCTACATTAATTAAGAGAGCTGGAAGTTTTTCAGATGTTTTTGATTTTTTTCATAATATTAAAACTCAAAGAGGTAGGGCATTAGCGGCTTGGGAGAAGAAATATCCTAAGGTTGTGGCTGATCTTAGAGATGGTGGTAATAGAGTTTTACAGTTAGCTGATAATGCTTTGGCTGGAACTTTACAATTACTTAAAGGAATGGCAACGGCTAGAGCAATCAGAAGTGTTGATGAGTATATGGGATTAGCTTCTCAATTAAAGAATGAATATGTCAAGTTTGATGCTGGAGATAAGGGATTTAGTGGTTATTACAATAAAGTAATTCTTCCTTATTTACAGAAACAAGAAGAAATTGAGCAAGATTCACAAACCTCAACTCCAGTGTCTGCGCCAGAGGTAAATATTTCTACTCCTACAAAAGATCCAACTTCAAATGAAATTAAATCACCATTAACACTTGAAATGCCAGATCTTAAATCTGAAGAAATAAAACCTATCACATCAAATCCATCTTCAAATAAAGTTAAATCACCATTAACACTTGAAATGCCAACCACATCGGAAGCTTGGTTTAATACTCCTGAAGAAATAAAACCATCCAAACCTGTTGAAACGGTTGGTCCTGAAACGGGAGAGGTAATTAGACACGCTAAGTTTTATGCTTCTTTAAAAAAATTAGGTGGAGAATCTCCTTATATTTTGAAAAGTTATATTACTAAATATGCTAAATCTATTGAACACTTTGATTTAGCTACTGCTATTAAGTTATTAAATATTGTCAAAAATATTAGGGGTTAATTATGGCTAATTTAGGAGCCGGATTTTATCCAAAGTTATTACAAATGACTTCTGAACTTGGAATGAGTCCAGAGGATTTGTTAGCGACAATGGTATCAGAATCTGGAATAGATCCATCTGCTCATAATCCAAAAGGAGCTTCTGGTTTGATTCAATTTATGCCACCTTCTTTAAAGGGAGTTGGGTATAAAGGAACTCCAGAAGAGTTTAGACAAACTTCTGGAGAAGAGCAGTTGCAATATATTAAAAGATATATTCAAGATAAAATGAAATATAATGGGGGACCATTTAAATCAGCAGCTCAATATTATGTAGCTAACTTTTGGCCTGTTGCTTTAAAATTACCAGGAATTCAGAATCAAGATCCTAATACAGTAATTGTTTCAGGACATCCTGAAAGAGATGCTTCTGGTAAATGGAGTAAGAAATATTTAGATATTGGCACTAAGATTTCGGCTGATTTTGAAGCTTTAGCATATCGTGGTAATACATTGTTTGATAAAAATAAAAAAGGATATATTACTTATGGAGATATGATCACTCAAACAGATCAAAATAAGAGAAATCCTATTTATCAAAAAGCATTAGCAGAATTAAAAAAATCTACCAATTATGTTGCTCAAGATAAACCAAGTTCTACAAGGTTGCCACCATCAGAAAAACAAATAAGTAATTATACTAAATCTAAGCCTAAAAATAAATCTTGGTTAGAATCATTGGAAGCATTATTAGATAAATATGTCTCAATGTTTTCTAATGCTGAAAATATTTCATTAAAGAGATTATACAAGCAAGCATTACCAGAACATAATATTTTAATACAAGTTAAGTCTCCTGATTATAACAGTAAAATAGAATTTGCTAGGATTTTAACATCAGCTTTAGATGAAGAAGTATTATCTACTTCATATACATATGTGGATGGTTTTGAAGATGTAGAAGTAGAATGTAAAATTAATGGACCATATTCAGAATGTTTTGGAGCAGTAAGAGAATTTTCTTTGGTATTAGCAGAAGAGTTTTTCAATGCTACCAAAAAAATTGGAGGTATTCCAATTAAATTAAACTTTATTATGAATAAAAAATCATCTTTACAGGCAATTAGCTTAAAGACAGCAGAAACAAATTACAGACACTTCTTACTAAGATTAAGGTAAAAAATGGTATCAGAACATGAATTACATACTGTAATAGCTAAACTACAAGGTTCTGGTAAAACTTTTGCAGAGTTTTTAGTAGAAATCTTTAAAGATAAGTTTATTGAAGTTTATGTAGGAGATGCTTATGAAGATGTTTCTACTGAACAAATCTCTACTACTTATCCTGCGGTATTTTGTGGTAAATTAATAGCAGCATATAGAGAATGTTTAGTTATTAATTGTGCATTTGTGGCTCAGAACACCAAGCATTTACAATTAGGTAATATGGTATTTGTCAATGAAAGGGCTATTAGAGCTTTAAATGAAATTGATGGTAATGGCACTATGGAAGATATGATGCTCCGCTCTAAAGAGTCCTTAGATTTAAAACAACTCTTCAAATGAACTCAGATCAAATATTAAAATTAGCAGAAGTTTATGAGTTTAAATGCTTAGAAAAATTAGCTAAGATTAAAAAACTTCCAAATGGGAAATATAGAGTTTTATCTGAAAAGAATAAAAACTTAGGAACATATCCATCCAGAGCTCAAGCAGTTAAAAGATTACAAATGGTAGAAATGTTTAAGCATATGGATCATCACGGCGCAGATGATACTTCAATTGATCTAACTGATATTGATGAGTTTGCATATTCTGCTATTTTGAGAAAATTAAGAGAGAAAGCTCCGGAGCATGTAGAACAGTTCTTAAAATTATTCAAACAACAATTTGATCAAGCGGTTAAAAATAAACTTCACAAACCAGAGAAGATAGCATTGCAAAATGCTATGATTAAGTTTAACAAATTACATAAAGTTAAATTAGATGGTAAAATGTTAAAGACAGCGGCAGTGGCAGAATTAGGAAATGCACAACAGGTTGGAAAATATTTGTCTGACATTGTAAAATTTACACTACAAAGAATTCCGGCTGACAAAAGACAAAAAGCAATTCTTAATTTAAAAAATAAGTTTTCAAAATTACCTGCTGAAGAAATATCTAACAAGCATTTACCATCTTCTTCTGCTTTAGGGCAATCAATTACTTTCGTTAAAATGGTGCTTTTTGGAAATGATTCTGAATATATTAGACAGGCTCTTAATGCTTTGGTAAATGCTTTATGAAACGATTTCAAGCTGTAATTCCTGGAGTTTTATATAGGGGATCAGCTCCAGATATTAATGAAGTTAAGCATTTAAAGAAAAAGTTTAATATTAATAAAATAGTAAGTTTAGATCAAACTACTGGAGATAGAATAGATACAATTTGTAAGTTATTACAAATTAAACATATTAAAATGTATATAGATATGAATAAAAAATCTTTAATACATTTTTTATCTCAGGATTTAAAAGAGTTATTTTTAGAAGACGGTCCAACTTTTGTTCATTGTTTAGAGGGAAAAGATAGAACTGGTTTAGCTTGCGCTTTAGTAGAGTGTAAGTTTTTAGGAATTAGTCCAGAGCAAGCTATTAAAAAAGCCAAATCTTTAGGTTTTGGTATTGGAATGAATCCTGAATTAGTTGCATTATATGAAAAAATCATAAGGTCTTGTAAACAAAAAGATAATAATTCATCCAATGATCAAACTGCGGTTTCAATGGAAAGAGAATATATTGGAGATAATAGAGATAGTTTCTTAGATGAGGCACATCAGGGATCATTTGCGCCATATTTAGATTCAAGTAGAATATTTCCTTATGATATAACTTACAATCCAGTTAATGATCAAGTTGGCACCAGAGAAAATTATGATGATAATGGTGAATTATATAAATCAGATCAAAAAGACGTAACGCCTGTAGTTGGATTATATAATAATGATGCAGGAATTATGGGAGCTGGCCCTTCAATCAATGCTGGTGGATTTATCTATGATTAAAGTGAGATTTATTTAATGATTAAGCGAGCATATCCTATTCAAATGGCATATAAAGTGCCTGAGACAGAGAAACATCAAGCACAAAAAGCTTTGCTATATTTTAATAATTCTTCTAAATTATTAACACAGGCTTCAGATCATCTTAATATTATGAAGACACCATTTAAAGATAATCCAGATATGACACCTGAAGATATTATGAAAGCCAGACCTGTCATTAGAAGATTTAGAGATACGGCGATTGAAAACTTTAATAAGTTTAAGAAATCAGCATTTCAATGTGTAAGTTTGATGCAAACTTTTGCTACAGATACACAGACTTTAAAATTAATGAAAGCATTTATTAATTCGGTAGATGAATTGGAAATAGAAGTTAATGCATTTTCTGAATTATTTAATGATTTAGAATCAAAAGATTTTTCCAAGAATGTAGTTGATAATATAGAAAAGATTCAAAAATCTTGTGATGATGTAGAAGAAAATATTGATGAAAGAATTAAATCTCACATACAAACAAATATTTTAGCAACAAATTGGGTAGATGCTATTTCTAATGATTTACAAATGAAAGTAGAACAAAAAACACCACTTATTTTAGATTTATTCAATCAAAGACAACAACAATTAAACGATATTATACAAGATAAAAAAGATATTGTAAAATAATAATAATGGCATATGGTAATAGTGAAATATAATTAATATAGGATTTTGGAGACTCATATGTTTATTAAAAGAGGAATTGGTCAAATCATCGAAGTAATCGATGAAAAAAATTTGACAGAAGAACAAAAAAAAGCTATTAAAGATTCTAAAGAAGTTTCTAAAGAATCTAAGATCTCTGACAAGTCAGGAAATTAATGTTCATTAAAATTGGAGAGATTCAAGATATTCAATTAGAGAGCACGGCGTCATGTGTTCCGGAAGTTAGTTTTGAAGTTTTAGAAAGTTTTAGAAAAACCGCTAATGAATTAAAGAAAATTGCGCCCAAAGCTGATGATTTTCTGTATTTCTCGGCAGTAATGATGCATGCCGCCGAGGCATCAGCCATTAATGACGATGGGACTCCAAAGTTAAACTTAAGGGGTGAGGTTGTCAAAGTTGGTTGGGATACATCTAATAATACTTGGAAGTGGCAATCTAATGATCCTAATATTAAAGCATATAAAAATGTAAATGGTGATATTTTCCCTGAACTTGAACTTATTAAAGCGCATAAAAAGTGGAAACATAAACCACTTTGTATTGATCATAAATCATCTTCGGTTGATCATACTCGTGGATTTATAGTAGATACTTATTATGATCGTAATCTTAAAAGAGTAATTGCTTTATGTGCTTTAGATAAAGCTAATTATCCTGACTTAGCAAGAAAAGTATCTTCTCATATGCAATCAGCAGTATCTATGGGCACTGCAGTGGGCAGAGCTATTTGTTATGATTGCGGTAGAGTTGCCAGAGCGGAAGCAGACTTTTGTGCTCATATGAAGAATAAAAGTTGTTATGGTGAAATCAACGTTGATTTAAATCCAATTGAATTATCTATTGTAGTTAATGGAGCTGATCCTAAGGCTAATATTAAAAACATTATTGCAGCTGCTAATACTATGAATACTTATCTTGGTAATAGAGCTGAAGAATTAAAGAAATTAGCAGAAGTTAAATATACTGCTAATTTTTCAGTTGAAGATTCTAATTCAAATAATGTAAAAACTCAAAATCTTAGTGTATCATCCAGTGATTTAGAAGATTTTAAGAAAGAAGTGGAAGAAGCATTTGTTAAATTAAAAGAGTTTAAAGATGCAGAAAATGATAAAGAGGAAGAATTATCTGCCCAAGATCATGATCTTTCTTCAAAAGATAGCAATTTTTCAACATTTAATCAGTCATCAGGTAGTATTGCGATGGATGAAGGTTCTCCAACAGATTCGGGATTATCTCTTCAAACACCACAAAATGAAAGATATGCAAGTATAGCTGAGCTTCACAATATAACGGCGGCTATTGAAGAAACATTAAGTCATATGAAGAGCAGCTTGAATAAATTAACAAAAACGTCTACAAACACACAAGAGGAAAATATGTCCGGATCAGAAAAACTCAGCAAACAAGGTTATTTTCAGGGTGGTGGTGGTGTTAATGAGCCCACTCCTGGTCAAGTTAAATATCCCAAAGACCCTCTAAATGAACAACTTCGTGAAAAAGAAGACAAACAAATGGTAGGCCAATCTCCATTTCCAGAAGTAGGAGATGTAGATGGAATGCATCCTTCACCTGCTTCAGTTGATCCTTCTAATGAACTTGAACGTAAGAAAATGATGGCTCGTGCAGAAATTGCTGAAAGAGCAATGAAACGCAATGCAGTAGTCCAGCTTGCTAAAGACACTCTTGCCAACAAACAGGCTTATTGGCAAGGCGGTGGTGGAGTTAATGAACCAGAGCCAGGTAAAGTTAAATATCCTAAAGATAAACTTAATGAAGAACTTCGTAATTATGAAGATAAACAGATGGTTGGACAATCTCCATTTCCCGGAGTAGGTTCTGTTGATGGTCTTCACCCTTCACCATCTTCATCTAATCAAAAAGATGAATTAAAGCGTAAAGAGATGCTTGCTCGTGCTCAATTAAAAGCTCGTTTCGTTAAAGCTTCTAATAATGATGGCTCACAGAATAAAGCTAAATCAGCTTGGGAAGTTTTTCAAGGTGATAGACTTCTTCTTTCGGCTTCAGTGCAGGATTTATGTGGTGGAAAAGTTTCAGATGTTCTTTATGATAGCATTGCAACTAAACCATTCGGTATTCAATTAATTGAACGAGTTAAAGTGAATGGAGCGGAAGCCGTTTCAAAACTAATTAAAAAAGCCGCTCCTGGCGATCAGCCTCCAATGCCAGCAGCTCCTGCTCCTGGCCCCGATACTTCTGGTCCTGATGCTCCTTCCGGAGATATGGAAGCTCCAGCATTAGATCGTGGTGGCAAAGGTGATCCAAAAGAAACTGCTTTAGAATTAGCGGAAAAAAATGTTACGCTTTCTTCTGATTTACTGGAAGCTGTTAGAGCATTAGCTGGTGAAAAAGCAGAAATTGCTTCTGACGGAGATGCTAGTGGAATGGCAGCAGATGATTCAGTAAGTGATAAATCAGCATCATATACTCTTAATGTATTAAGAAAAGAATTAAATGGTGCCCTGACTCAGGCTATGAAAGAATCAATTGCAGAACTTAATGATCATCAGCAAGAATTACAGATGATTGTTGAAATGTCTGACAATGGTTCATTAAATAGCAATCAAGATTTACTTGGAACGGTAGTTGATGATGCGTTAAATGAAGCAAAAACATCATTGGCGGATGGATTTAAGTTAATGACGGCTTTCGTTAAATATGCTCGTGGAACGAAAGAGATTGTAAAACGTGCTGAAATTGAAGCAGAGCTTCAAGCATTAGCAGAAGGAGATTCTATGGATGATATGGATAGCGCTTCTGCAGATGGCGCTGATTTAATGAGTTTGATTAATGATACTAATGCAGATTTAGATTCCGTAACTGAAATGATGGATACGGATGAAGATACCGATAAAGATACGGATCAAGATAGTGATTTTGATCTAAAAGATTTAGATGGTATGGATGATTTGACTTTAGCTGACGATGTTGATGACAACGATGTTATTAGTGTTGATACTCCATCACAAGCGGCAGAAGTTGCAAAACAAGCACCAGATGCTTCAGTTATGGTTCACGCTTCATTAAATAGTCGTTCAGGTCGTCAAATGTTAAGAGCTAAGTTAGCTGCTGATGCGCTTGGTAAGCAAGAAGACGGAGAAATTTCAGATATGTCGAAACAAAAGTGGAGCAACATGTTAGATCAGGCAGACAAACTCACTGATGGTCAGACGGAATTAGATATTAAACCCTCAGATAATCTTGGATTAGTAGAGACTCTTCCTGAGATTAACAAGAGAATGATGGAAGTCGCTAAGATGCCACCCAAGGTTCGTAAAGAAGCTGAATCAATTCAGAGAATGGTTTCAGAAGGCAAGCTTGATCCTAAAGATGTAGATTCACTAAGTTCTTTAGGTTTAGATAAAGACGCAGTTGCTTACTGGAAAAAATTCTACGGTGAGGTAGATGGTGGAAGTGAGTTTGCCAGCGAATTAGTTAAAGAGCACGTTAAAGCTTCAGTAGAAGGTGAGCTTAATAACTTTAAAGTTAAATTAGCCAGAGCTTATGAACTTGCTTATGATATGGCGGAGAGAGGTCTTTGTCGCAATGAAAAGTCAGCAATTTCAACTCAAGTAGAAGAGATTATGACTTTCAGTGATAAAAACTTCGAATCTCTTAAAAGAGTAGTTGCTCGTACAGAACCAGCGATGTCTAAACAGGCGAGTCGTATTCCTCAAGTGGGTTTATTAAGAGAAGCGAGTGATCGTACGGCGGAATTAGTTGAGACTGATGATTTTGATTTACTTTCTTCAGCTTTCGGCACTAAAAAGTCTGCGTTTTAATAAATAAGTTTAACCTCTAAGGAATATAAATGAAAAATCAAAGTGTATCAGATTTTGTCGCCTCATCAATGGATGCGGTTCTAAACAGCAAACAACATCAGGATTTATTTGCTTCTCAATATAAAAAAGCAGAAGCTGGTTGTTCGGGATGTGGTAAAGATAAAGATAATTGTTCTTGTGATTCATCTATGGCAGATGACAATGACGCTCGTAAAAAAGCTAAATGTCCAGAATGTGAAGAAGTGAAATCAGAATGTAAATGTGATTCTGCTTCAGCCGATAATAATGATGCTCGCAAGAAAGCTGAAAAATGTCCGGGTTGCAACAAACTAAAGAACTTCTGTGATTGTGATTCGGCTTCAGCTGATGATCTTGAAGCTTCTGCAGCATTTGATGTAGCGATTGATAGTTTGCTTACCGCTTCTGCAGCTTTAGATTCAGTTGGTCTTGATCGTGGTTCAGTTCTAACTCTTAAAATGGCTTCATTAGTTGTCCAGGCTAAGAAAAAAGAACAGAAGAAAAACTCTGACAAAGATAAGAGTGCAAAAGATAAGCAAATGGCTAAAGACAAAATGGCTAAAGAAAAAGCTATGAAAGAAAAAGCCAAGATGAAAGAAAAAGAAGAAAAAGAGAAAGCCAAAGAAAAGGCTGACAAAGAAAAAGCTAAAGAAAAAGCGGCTAAAGAAAAGGCTATGCAAAAAAAAAGTAAGTAAAGCTTCTTTTGATGATGATAATCCATATCTTGGCGACGATCCTGCTTATGATGATTTTGAAAAAGAATTACCTTTTGAAAAAAGAAATCCTTCAGACCATCATGAGCAGTTAAACAGACTTCGTTCTGCTCGTAATAAATTAAGAAAAGAATATCATGATTTTTATAGCAGGAAACCCATGACTTTAGTCATGGGAGGAATGCGTCCTAAGAAAATTAACTAATTATTAGTAAATCTACCAATAATCAACAGAGGGCTTTAGTCAATAAGCCTATTGTAGCCAAGAAGATTTGAGCCGCAAGCCAATGACTTCAGTCATTGGTGATTGACGATATGTCAGCAAATGCTAAAACTTATGAAGAAAAAGATTTAATAGAAAAAGAATATGATAAACAAGATCAAAAACTTGAAGATTATATAACTTTAATGTTAAATCCTGGTTCAGTTAATTAATAGGAAATAATGTTTAAAACATTTAGTTCAGAAAACGAAATATATAAGAATATGGAAAGTAAGCTTGTTCAAAGCCAGGTTGAAAAACAACACGGTTTTGACAAGCTTGCTAAAGCCACTGAATTATTAAATAAGGCTGCAATTATTTTTGAAAATGCTAAAATGTATGCTGAAGCAGAAGAAATTACTAATGTTATTTCTGCATTAATTCAAGGTAGTAAATGAAATATGATATTTTTGCAGCAATGGAAAAAGAAATTGTTAAAAATGCTAAAGTTCCTAATTTAGTTGAAGCCGCAGAGTATTTGCATAGTGCATTAGAAATCTTTGAAGATTTAGGCTTGCAAAAAAACGCAGATCAAGTATTAGAGATATTATATAAAATAGCTAAAAATAACAAATTTGCTCAAACTAAAGCAAAACCATTACAAGAACTTCTTCCAATTAAGAAATTAATGGAAGCAGGATTAACACAAAAAGATATGAATGAGTTTGCTAAAGGAAATCCAGTAGCTAAAGCAAAAATAAACCTTGTAATGAAAGGTTTAGGTATTTCAGATCACGAAATTGCAAAGTTTATTGGTTTTAATAATGTTATGTCAGAAGAAGACGCCCATAAACTACTTGATCCAAATAGAGCATTAGGTAAAATAAATCATTGGATTGAAGAAGCCAAACAAGAAATTAAACCAGGAAATGTAGTAGAATTTAAAAGTGTTTCTAAAAAACCACTTCAATATGATATAGATAATGCAGATGATTTAGATGTTGAGTTTAATGATTCATTAGAAGTTTTTGACAAAGAAATACCGTTAGAAGATTTTGAAGATGAAAAGTTTTGAAATTCTAAATATTTAGAATGTTTTCGAGTTAAATAAATAGTAGCATCGCAATATAACCAGTCTAAAAGTTTTCTTGTTTGTAAATTACCACCCACAGAAATGCTGGTGGTAATTTTATTTTCATGATTTTTATAGCAGGAAACCCATGACTTTAGTCATGGGAGGAATGCGTCCTAAGAAAATTAACTAATTATTAGTAAAAACTATCAATAAGACAATATATATTTGATTATGTTGCTTACCACTTCTATTAAACTACTTACCGAGCCAGATCAGAAGAAAAGCTGTGGTTTTTGTTCTAAAAACAACAGAATAACACAATCAGAGTTTAAGTGTAAAAAGTGTAAGTTTCAAATTAATGCTGATTACAATGCTGCAATAAACATATCAAGAAAAGCAGTAATTAAACAGAATCAGCAGAATCAACAGAGGGCTTTAGTCAATAAGCCTATTGTAGCCAAGAAGATTTGAGCCGCAAGCCAATGACTTCAGTCATTGGTGATTGACATGTGTAAGTAGAAACATTAATACCAAAGTTATTAATAATATCTTTAACTGATTGACAAAATTGGTTGGTAGAAGTGATTTTCCAAATATAATTGTTATTATTTTTGTAAATACTACCATCTCCATCCATATAACCTCTAATAAAATGATTAAGTAAATGATTAGGAATATTTGGAAACTGTAAAATTAAAGATTTATTAGGAACACATCCTAAATTAATTAATTGTTGGCATATTTCTTGACGACATATTCGCAAATAAGAATATTTAGTAGAAATTTTAATAGGAGAGTCTGGAGATAAGTAATTTCTTAATTGTTCAATAATATGTTGATCATTTGATTTTAGTTTTAAAGTCATTGAATATTTATTGTTTTTAATTTGAACGCATCCATCAGCAAATAATAATCCTAAAAAATATGCATTGGCTTCATTATTAATGTGTTTAAAAAACTCAAGATTAATATTAGGATAGATAATATTTTTACCAATTCTGGTAGTAGAGTATTTTCTTAAGATATTAGAAATATTAGTTTGACAACATCCAAAATATAAAGCAATTTGTTTTTGAGATTGTTTAGATTGATATAGGGAAATAGCCAAATTAATTTGTTTGGGACTTAAAATCATAACACACATATAACGAAATGAGTGGAGTTTTTGCAGAAAACTTTGCTAATGGCTTGATATATAGTAATAAAGAGTTTGCTGTGAAAGGAATAATATGCTACGAATCATTCAAGTTGGTAACACGCTTCCCATGTCATTTATTTGCGATCCATCTGCGGAGTTTCAAGCAGGACAAGTGGCAGAATTAGCGGTTATTGGAAATCAAGTAATGGCGACAGTATCAAATGGAACTGCACCAATTGGAATTATAGATGATGTTAGAACTAAGGCATTTTCCAATGTTTCTTGGAATGAAACGGTTATTGTTCCAGCTATAGGAGTTCCGGGGCCAAATAATACTATTGTGACGCCGGTAGATATTAAAGCAGATTTAAGAAGACCTAATATTCTTAAGCATAGTTTTTCTTCTAATGTTAATGTTGTTTTAAATCCAGTTAATGGTGTTATTACTTTCGTAGCGGGAACTCCTTTAAATTTTGATTTACAAGGAACCAATCAACCCAATGCTATTAAGGCGATTGTTAATTATACTTATATGGTAGCTAATATTCCAGGAGATGATTCTACGGCAGGATCAAGTAGAATGACGGTATGGTTTGAAAGAATGTTTTTTCAAACAGATATGTTTGAAACCTCTCAACTTTATCCATTGCGAGCAAATTTGTATGTTAGTGAAAGAGGAATGCTAACTACCCGAAAACCAAGTGCAATACATCCGGCGATAGCTATGGTGACTAGTCCCCCGAGCTTAGTTAATAGTATGTTAGAAGCTATACTTTTTTAATTCTATATAATAAAGAAAGAATGTTATGAGAAAACACGAAAAATTATATAGATTTACACTTGCGCAAGAAACAATAATTATAGAATTATATTTAAATCAAAAATTAAGTATTAATAAAATTTCAAAATTATATAATGTTGATCGGGATACAATTACACGATTATTAAAAAGAAATAATATAGAATTATTTCCATTAGGTAGTCATATTCGTAAGTATCCATTAAATGAAACATACTTTGATAATATAGATTCAGAAGAAAAGGCTTATTTTCTTGGGTTTTTATATGCTGACGGTTGTAATCATACTAATGATTATTCTAGAAAGAAAATTGATATTTCTTTACAAGAAGAAGATAAAAATATATTGATTAAGTTTTCAAAAATGTTATATGATAATAATGAATTTTTATCTTACGTTATTGGTAGAAATAAAAATAAACCTCAATGGTGTTTAAGGGTTCATAGTAAATATTTATCAGATAAATTAAGTGAATTAGGATGTGTATCAAGAAAAAGTCTTATTTTAACTTTTCCAGAATGGTTGATTGATCCGGTTTTACAAAGACATTTTATTAGAGGATATTTTGATGGGGATGGATGTCTTACCAGAAGTAAAAGAAGAAAAATATATGATTATGCTTGGAGTATAACTTCTACTGAAAGTTTTTGTAATAAAATAAAAGATATAATTAATAATAATTGTAATGTTAATTTTAGAGATAATTTTACTTGTCCCAACAATAATATAACACATACTATTTCTGTCAGAGGTTATCATCAAATACTTAGAGTATCTAATTGGTTATATAAGGACGCAACTATTTATTTAGATCGTAAATATCAAAAATATTTAGAACTAAAACAAGGTAATAATATACCGTTAATTTTATGAATATCGATATTTTAACATATCATTAAGATAATTAATTCAAGGATATTAATGACTTTTAAACATAGCAAACAATTTGATTCAGCTTTAATGCGTTCTTTAGAGAAAGTAGCCTTTCAAAAAGGTATGACTAAATCAGAACCTATTACAAAACAAGCTTCTACAGAACCTTTAGATTTAATACCAAGCTCTAATTTAATGGATAATATTGTTAAATTAACTGCTGGATTAAGAGCGCAAGGATTAACCAAACAAGCCACTGAAATTGAGCAAAGTTTCTTTAATTATAAAAAAGCACAAACCTTATATGAAGCGCACAAAGAAACCGGAGATGATGTTATTAATTCGGCGCATCCTAAAGGTTCTCATAAATTAGTAGATGTAGATAGTGATGAAGCGGTAGTAGAAGATCAATTAGATAAGCATATTAAGTTTTTAAAGATGATAGAAAAAGAACCAACTGGTAAATTATCAAATGCTAATTCAATTATGAGTGCAGTAAAAATGGCTTTAGGTATTGACCCTTTAATATTAAGGAAAGATAATATTTCTGATCCAAGAAATTATTTTTCCGTTAAAAAATCTTTAGGTCAGGGTTTAGGGGCTGATTTGGGCGCAGAATTACCACCCATTAATAATTCTAATATGTCAGATGCTGAAAACAAAGGCATTGCTAAAGGAGTTGGTGAAACTGTTGGAGCGATGTCTACTTTATGGGCTGTAAAAAAGATTTTTATGTCAGTTGGTAAGATACTTGGCAAAGCAAGAGGGGCTTGGAGACTTGCTGGTTTGGCAGAAGATGTAAAGTTGGAAGAATTAAAAGACGAAACATTAAAACAAGCCATAAAAACATTAGAAAAAAATGCTGGACCTAAAATTATGCAAGCTGTTGAGAAAGATGTTGGAGCAACTGTTATGGATGCATCTGGTGTTGGAATAGGAACCAGAATAATGTCTGGTGTATCTGGATTAGCTTCTGGTGTAGCTGGATTAACTGGAGCAACGGGTAGTGGTGTTTCTTTGGGCGGTTTAGGTTCTGCTTTGATTAGTTGGCCTATAGTTGCCGCTGCTTTGGTGGGCGGTACAAGTGGCGGGATTTTATTTGGCGTAATGAATCTTATTGATGATTTTAAAAAAGCCGGAGAGCATGTTATTGCCGAAGTGGAAGATTTAAAAAAAGATTTAAACTCTCAAGAAGCTATGTATCTTGCAGATTTTAAGTCTGCATTTTACACAGCAGTGCCTTTGTTTTCGCTTTTTAATAGTATAAAGGAAGACCAATCACCAAATAATATTGCTAACAATCTACCTAATCTTAAAAAATTTAATGATTCTATTTATGAATCACGAACTTCTGCTCAAGCTCTTTGGTCTACTGCTCAATCAAAATCTGATTTAGGTGGTCAGGGTGTAACTTGGGACGCAATAAAAGGAGTTTTAAGTCATCCTATTGATACTTTTAGTGGTTGGTCGGATGTAATTACAGCATCAGCTAATTATATGCAAGTATCTGAAAAAATAAATAATTATATTGACAGTTGGATTACTCAAGGTAAAAAATTAGCCGCTCAACATAGCAAGGAAAAATCTACAACTAATGTAAATAAAAATACTTCATTATCTGATTTATTAAAACAAGTTAGTTTATTAAAAGATAGAGTTAATTCTTGGAAAGTTGTTGAAAATATTTCAAATAGTTCTTTAGCACTTAAATGGATTGATGATGAAACTAAAGCTTTAGATAAGATTATTTTAAGATATAAAAATGTTAATCCGGCAACAGCAGATGATGTATTACCTATTTTACAACGAGAAATAAATACAGAAGTAAATGATATTAATATTTTCAAAAATAAATGGGTCAAATGAATAAGCAATACTTAAAAAATATCGTTGAACTAATTAAAAAACAAGCAGTGGCGCCTCCAGATCCTGATGGATCTAACAATACCTCTTCTTTAAAAGAAAAAGTTCCTGAAAATAAAGAATTACCTCATAATAATTTGATTCAAACAGACCATTCTGATGAAGTAAAAAATAGACAACCAAAATCAAATACACATTTACGTTCTAACACTATTAAGCAGATGCAACAAGAATTAATTAATTTATCCAGAGATGTTATATCTCAAATTAATATTACTGATATGGCTAATTCTGGTAGAGCCGCACAGAATGCTTCAGGCAGAAGTTCTTTTCACGATTTTATTGCCACCAATTATTTAAATAAATCAGACATTAAACCTACCGAGTTTGATCCTGATCCTAAAAAAACTAAGTTGTCAGATAAATCACAAACCTCTCCAGCTTCTTCTATGAGTATAGTTATGGATACTATGTCAAGAATTGGTAAATCTGATTCTGAATTTCAAGCAGATGGTATTTGGGGTCCTAAAACTAACGCGGCTCTAATTAATGCTTATGCATTTGCTTATGGTATGTTAAAATTATCCACTGACTTTCATTTAAAACCAGTATATTCTCAAAAAGATTTAGCACAATTAAAAGCTGATATTCCGGAAGATTATAATGATTTTTCTAATCAAGAAAAAGAAGAAAAAGCAGACAATATTATAGATAATCTCAAAGGAGTTAGAGAATTATATAATGAAGTAAAAGTTGGAATATTAAATAAACCTTCTAATCGAGCATATATTGAAAACGATCAACCTTTTCATACTTATACCAGTCCTGGAAATGGATTTTCAGAAAATGCTCTTAAACATATGAATGATCAATTCACTCATTTAGTTATTAGTATAAAAAATGAAGCTGGACAACCTCAGGATTTGCCAATTACCGTTAATGATTTACTTTCTCCTCAAGCGTTTAAAACATGGCAAGCTAAAAATGCTCCAACAGAATCTTTAAATAGTCTTTTAACTTCCTTAAAACAAAACGTTGGAATTAATGATGGTAGTCTTGGTATTAAAGTCGGACCAAATGGCACAACAATTGGAGCTAAATAATGTCTTTATTTGATAATATATATTTGCTTAAAGAATTATTAAAAATTGGACAAGTTAATTCTCCTAATACTTCTGAGCAATATACTCAACAAACACCTAATTTTGACAACATTAAAAAATTAATTGCTAATCTTGAAAAAAATCTAAATCATTCCTCTCATCAAGTTTCTCACGAAGGTCCTCAAAATACTAAAATTAGTTTAAGAATGGATGATTTAAACAGTTTAGGTAATTTAGCTAATTGGTTAGAAACTAATAAAGTAATTATTGATGGACAAAGAATCGTATATTCAGAAGCAGAAAATCCTAATAATGAAAGTTATGTTTTATATCATTTAAACTCTACTCCAGGATCTATACAAGGAGAAGTTGATAGGTCTAAACCATATCTTGGTGCTAAAGATACCTTTGTTATTAATAAAGATTTATTAAGTAAATATTTAATATCTCTACAAAATGGTTTGCATAAGAATAATAATCAAATTGAAAAAATTTTAGTATCTTCTTTGATTCAACAATCTAATAATTTATTAGATACTAATATTAATCCTAACAAAACTAATCACAATTCCCATCAAGATCATCAAGTAGGAGATCAAATTGGAGATGTTAAAAACCAAGGAAAATCTCAAAATAAAGACCGGGTTAATCAAGGAAATCAAGAAGCAGATACTTCTCAATTATTGTCAGAATTATCACAAATGCAACCATTTAACACTCAATATGTTAATACTGAAGGTTTGAAAGATTTTGCTGACAAATATGGGCAACTCGCATCAAATGATTCTGCTGTGCAGACAATGGTTAATCAAATCAATCAAAGTATCAATATTGCAGATAAATTAATGCAATCTCCTGGCGCTCCTATCGCTATGAACTTAGATTTAGCGCAATTTGAAATGCAAACCTCACAACCACAACAATTAGCCTCAGCTTTGTGGAGTGTTGTTTCTATGACCCAAAGATTATATCAAAAATGCATTATTCAATTTCAAGGTAAAGTAAATGATTCAAATATTAGAGCTATGAAACAACAAATACCAGTAGCTCAAACCAATCTTAATGATTTAGCTCAGTTATTAAATCAAGCAAAACAAGAATGGGATAAAAATCACAAAGGTTTTAGATGAATGATTTTCAGTTATTAACTATATTATCTACCAATAATTTTAATAAGCAAGCTTCTGTTAAAGATTTAGCTCCAGGTATTGCTGCTTATTTTAGTTCTAAAATTAATCCTAATGATCAAGCTGGTAGTATTCTTAATGAATTAGCTCCTGGTGCTATTTGGGTCGCCATGTCAGCTATGGGTTTGGGAAAATGGGGAGCTTTAGCTGGATTATTGTTAAATGTATTCCATGTGGATGTTAAAGGTTTTCTTACTAATATTTATAATGAAGTTAAACCTCTAGTAGCAGATGGAAAAAAAACCACCTCTGCTGAAGTAGATAATATTGTTAATGAAGTTTCTAAAAAATATTCTCATGGTAAGTTTTCAAGTTTAGAATTAGCTCAAGAAGCTGAATTATTAAAAATAGCAATTATTGATTTTGAAAGACATAACTTAAAGTTAGGACATACTAAGTTTGCATTTTTCGGTAGTGAAGAAAAAAAGATTACTATTTTAGGAAAGCTTTTTGGTTTAATTATGAAAGTAGGACTGGCTTCAGCTGGATTAATGGTAGCAGGAGATGTTATTAATTCTCTATTTCATCGTCCTAATTCATTAGATCATACTTTTCAAGCTGGAACCACTCCTCAAACTACTTTAATAGATAGTCCAGCAATTATACCAACCTCTACACAAACTAAATATAAACCTAAACCAGAACAACCATTACCCTCTAATGTGAAAATAAATAATACTCAATCTAATATCGAAAATATGATTATTCAATTTGCCAAAGATTCATATTCAGGTTTATATGATAAAGATAATTTAATTAAAAATTCAAGTAAGTTTAAATATTTAGTAGAATCTATTGTTTTCTATAATTCATCCAACAAAGGTTATTCTGTGGTTTTAATTCCCCCTTATTGGAAAACTAAAAAAGAAATGGTAGATAACTTTATTGATGGAGTTGCTGCTAATGATCAGGTATAATGTAAAGGATAATATGCGTTCAGATATTTTTGATAATTTTGTAAAAATAGCCATTAAAGATAAGCTAATCGAATCTCCTAAAGATCAGGATAATAAATATACTGAAAAATCTTTTCACGATACCAATCCAAGAATGGATTCTTTATCTATTGAACAAATTGCTAAATTATATAATAATAAACCTGAAACTTACAAAGATATGCAATATAAAAGAAATATTATGGAAATTGCACATCCTGAATCTCAAGTCATCTCTCCCTCTTATGATAAATTAAATGGTTTAGTAGAAAATGAAAATGAAGGTCAAGATATTAGAATTAATATCTCTTTAAAAAAACCTGATGGATTACTAATTAATAAAAAATATGCAGAAGGCCAATTTATTCGCTCCTTAGTAGCTTTAGCTAATGATTTAGATAATAATAATCAAGTGGCTTTAACTAAATTAGCTGATACTTGTCTTAATCAAATTACAAAAAAATCTAAAATTGTAAAGATTGCTTTATATCCTCAATTATTTGGCGCCTTAGCTACTGCTATCGGAGTTCTGTGGGCTAAACAACATTTAAGATTTCATAGCGATGGTTTTGAACAAGATTATCAAAAAGTTACTAAAGAAATTAATGATTTGCTATCCTCTAATTCTAATTGGGGAGTTGGTTATTCTTATACTCCTCAATTTATTAAAATAGTTAATACTTTACAAGCTAAATTAGAAACCTTATATAGCGCAGTTTCTCAAGTTTTCCCTTTAATTGCCCAAATACAAGATCCCAAAGATAGAAATGATTTAATGGCCATTGCTAAACAACAAGCTACGCAAGATGCCGCAAAAGCTATTGAAAATCTTAAAACTGTATTAACTAATATCAATCCTTATATTAATACCGTAATTAGTAATTTTCAAAATCCTTTATTTAAACAACGAGCTATTCAAAATAAGGGAGTAATTACTTCTGTCATTGATTCTGCAGATATTTTACACGGTGATAATGCTTTATTTGCAGATGATTTAGATGATGTTTCTCATGCCCTACAAACTTTAAAAGTTGATATTAATAATATTATTAAAGAATTACAAAAAGCAGAGCATATGCAAGACACTGCTAAAGCACAAATGAATCAATCTGATGCAGAAGTAAATACTGAATTCACTACGGAAACTCCTAAAGAAGAGCATACAGAAACCCCCTCTCCTTCAACTCCTGATGCAACAACAAAACCAATAACTCCTGATGCAGCAACAAAACCAACAGATTGGACAGATGAACTTGCAGATAATTGGCCAGATGAACTTGCAAGTATAATGGCAGAATAAATTATTTATGATAAATTGATAAATAATTATAAAAAGTAGGAATATTAAAATATATAATAAGTAAGTTAAGGTGTAAGACCGTGCAAAAACGCACAGATTCATAAGGAAAATCAATATGTTAAAGACTCTTCAGTCGGGAATGTTCCCCCTTGGCCAATTCGACGGTTTAGATACAGATGTTCTCACTTTAAAAGGTGGTGAAGTAGTTTCGTTTGCTTCGGTTACGACTTCAGGTCAGCCCGGTGTTTCAACTTCAGGTCTTGATCAGGCTGCATTCGATGTTTTTGATGGTTATGTTAATGTCGCCGGCACTTTCAAACGTCCTGCGGTAACGCGTAGATTTGATACTACAACTTCTCTAACGGCAGCTACTCGTCCTCTAATGCTTTCTGACGAAGGTATTCTTGGATATGGTACGTTATTCGGAGCGGTTGTCGGTGGAACTGTTGGTCAGCAAGTTAATGGCCCAAATACTTTCACGGGAGCTATTCTTGGACCTCACACTGCCACTGGTTCGGGTAAAGTGACGTGCTGGGATAAACCAGGTCTTTATGCTGTTTCACTTGATGCCGTTGATACGACTGCATCAACTGGTCTCGTTCCAACCAACACTTCAAGCCTAAATGTTGGAACTGCTCTTAGCTTTACAAACTTAGGTCTTTTAACTCCATCAGGTTCTGCTCAACAACTTGCTTCGGCTCCAGTTCTTGGCCACTTCGTAGAGTTCAATACCAATCAGTCGCTTGTGACCACGCCTAATTACTTAGTCGCAGCGCTCAACAGCCCTTCAGGTTCTGTCAGCTCTGTCGGTCCTCGCTCCTTCCAGTTTGCGACCATATATTTCGCTCCTCCAACTAACGTAGTATAATTTAAGTTAGATGAGGTAATTTAAAGAAAGCCAGAAGAAATTCTGGCTTTTTTATTTGTGTAAGTTTAATTAAGTTTTTAACAAAATACTACTATGACACTTATATCTTGTTAATTTTATTTCTCTGAAAATCTTGAACTCTCTTTATCCAGATATAAAAATCTAATAAAGAAAGTTTGCTTTTGCCAAAATTACACCACTGACAGCATGGGATGCAATTATCTATAGTATGTCCTTGTAAATTATCTATTCTATCAATTCCATTATAATAAAAATATGCTTCATCTTTTGCTTTTTGTGATGCTCTTTTATCTTTTAAATAAACATTGCACATATTAGATTTCTCAATTCCACAATAATAACAGGGTAATTGAGAATATGTATAAAATGTTGGTAAATCAATTTCCATTTTACCATAATTTTTTGTATAATATTTATAAGCTATTTTTATAGAAACTAATAAATAATTTTTAGGTAATTCCAATAAGTTAAAATTAAAATTATATTTTCCTAATGATTCAATATATTTATTAAAATCTATTTCACTTCTTTGTTTTTTCGCTCTATTACAGATAAAACAACAGGTATTAATATTATTAATTAAATATCCTAATTTGCTGTCAATTCTATCTAATCCATTATATAAAAATCCTTTATAATTATTATATTTTTCAATTCCACAATAATGACATGGCAATTGTGTTAAACTAAACCAATCATCAAAAGATAATTTACAATCTCGTTTATTATATGAACGCCATACTTTTCTTGCAGCGGCAATTGTTTTACTGTATTTAGTATTAGTTATTAAAGATATTTTTTGATTAATTAATATTTTTTCTTTTTTCAAACACCCACAAGATTTAGTATTATTTGAAATTAAATGATGAGTTAAAACAGTAGTTTTTTCTCCACATTCACATAAACAATCCCAATATCCTTTATTGTAAGAAATAGTAATTAATCTATTAAATTGTTGTCCAGCTTTAATAGCCATACCATTATTTTCTATAATACATCCACAAGATTTTTGCTGATTAGAGGTTAAAGTTCCAGTTCTTACTATTATTATTTTGCCACATTCACATCTACAATTCCAAGCCGTAAACGATCTACCTTTGTTTTTTGCTTCTAAATTAAAAGCCGATGAAATTACTGTTAGTTTGCCAAAAACTAAACCAACTAAGTTTTTTTTATTCATATCATATATATAACGCACTATTTTGCTATTTTTATTGTTTTAGTAAAAATAATTAATCTAATATGGTTAATAATAACATATACATTCAGATACTTTTTGTATCAGCTAACATTTCGTTGGCAATTAATACACTCATACGGAGATATAATGAATATGTTCGATAACAAAGGTCAGATGAATGCTGGCTCCTTTAAAGAAGTTTTACAGAATCTTGCCAAATATGCAAGCATTCTTGATGACAATACCCCCTCAAATCAAGGTCTCGCTGGACAACCCTCACTTTCTGACGACAAGCGTGATGAATTAATTTCCCGCGCTATAAATACGCAGGATGGAAAAATTGCTCTTGCTCAGGCCATGGCCAATCCAATTCGTAGAAACTTAGATTACCACGGAATTGCTCGTCGTGCTCTCGTCGTTGATCCCCTTCCACAAGGTGCGATTCCAACGTATGACAGAGATATCGATGTCACGGCCATTGTTATTTCTTCAAACGGAACTGGACCAGAATCACGTATTTTCGGTGATCGCGTTGTTGTCCCTGAGTTCGAAATCTATTCAAATCCCACGGTGAGAATTGCGGAAGTTAAACGTCGCAGATTCAACGTAATTGACCGTGCTGTTCAGAAGGCTCGTCAAGAAATCATGGCTCAAGAAGATGCGAACATCTTTGCAGCTTTAGATTCAGCGGCTTCAAGTGAAAACACTCTTACGGATATTGCTGATTCTGGCTTACTCAAGAGAGATTTAGTTGAGATTAAACAACAGATTGATCGTTGGGACCTCGTGACTACGAAATATTTTATGAATATCAATGAGTTTACGGATATGCTCAAATGGGGTTCAGGCGGTGGTCAGGGAGTTGGTGGTGGTGATTTCGATCCCGTAACTATGAGAGAAGTTCTACAGACTGGTCTTTATGCTCATATTTGGGGAACTGATATTATGGTTAGTAAAATCGTCCCGCCTGGCACGATATATGGCGTAGCAGATCCCGAGTTCGTAGGAGTAATGCCCATTCGTCAGGACATTGAGGTATTACCTGCTGACGAGCCAAAACTTTTGAAGTTAGGCTGGGTAATTAGTGAAATCATTGGTCTTGCTATTATCAATCCAAGAGGTTGTGCAGCTGGTAGAAAATCAGTTGTAATCGGTTCATAATAAAATAATTCTTAATTGAATTAAAATAAAAAAAACCACCTGTAAAAACAGGTGGTTTTTTATTTTACATGGCATTACTACAAATTCATCTGCTACGCCATATCTCTAACATTAGGATCTTTTGCTACTAAAATTGCTTTTAAATCTTCATCACCAAAAATAATTTTTTCTTCAATAGAGGATGCTGTTTTTATATAATCAGTTGGTGGAATAGTTTTTCTATGTTGTGTAAAATTATATAATTTTTCTAACCAGTCTATAAATTCTTTGGTAGTTCTTTCTCTTTTGGCAAAATTACACCATTTACAACAAGGAATACAATTACTTAAGGTATGATTGATAGAACTGTCTATACGATCTAAACCATTATAAATAAAATCACCATAATCTTTAGCAAATTGCGAAGCACTAGGATCAATGGTTGAAGAATTTTGTTTATTACTGGGTGACTCGCCACAATAATGACAATTTAATTGAGATAATTTATAAAGTTTTCAAATGTCAAATCTCCGTCTTTATATCTTCTTCTCCAAATAGTACGGGCAGTTCCTTCTTTTGGAGTATATAGAGTTCCAGATTTTCCCATATTTCTACCATTAATAATACTTTGTTCCCTATTTAAACATCCGCAAGATTTAGTATCTCCATTTTTTAAATATTCTGCTGCAAAAATCTTTTGCGTTCCACAAGAACATTGACATAACCAAGCAGATCTTTTCTTTTTAATGCCAATATGTGGAGCTTCTGCAATAACAGTTAGTCTTGTAAAAGTTTGACCCATTAAATTTTCTTTTTTATTTGACATAATAATATTTCCTTTGTATTTTATATTTATGAAATTATAAATATTCGTAATTTGCTTACCTTAAGAACTTAACCACGATTTTTAGCTTGTCAAGGGGTGGGTTCGTCTGCAGGAAGCGCTTTTGTCAGATAGACCCAGGTAATTATTTATTTAATCAGAGGGCTGGACAGGGGCTCTCGGAGTGGTTAAGTTATATGAGTCGGGAGATTTCCCTCTCGCAAATTGTAAAATTAGAAAGGTCGAATTATGGATTTATTAAAAATAAAACAAATGATAGAAAATGGATTTACTCTTGCAAAAATAAGATTAATTTATCTTTTGAATAAAAAAAGATTTAAAACAAGTAGTTCAAGCAAATAATTGGATAATAAAAAAAGAAAAGTTTAACAATACGCCAAAGATGATTAAAAAAATATGTAAATTATATAAAGAAGGTGTATCTATCAAAGTTTTAGTTACTAAATATAATATTACTCAGGGTATAATAAAAAGGTGGGTTAAAGAATATAAGATAATTAAAAATAGGGTGGGAAAAGACAGTTAATAATATTGATCAATTATTAGTCAAAGATGGATTATTTATTATTAATATTAATGAAAAAGTTGGAGAGTATAATATTGGTGAAGATATGTGTAAAACAATAACAAATAAAGGATATGAGTTGTATGACAAGTATTATATTAAATTAACAAGGAATCTAAAATTTATGCAAAAAGCAGAAGATAAATTAGAACCAATTTACGTATTTAAAAAGAAAGATAATAATGCAATCATTCATCAATGAAATATCATACAAATGTTTGTTGGGCCCTCAAGCTAAAAATGTTCAAGTAATCAACAATCTGGTATCTTGGCAAGTAGGTAAATCCAAAGTAAAACAACATTTCACTAACCTAAACGCCTTCTCTCAACTCGATATAGATTATCTTAAAACATTTCCGTCCAATTTTCATTATCTAACTCCTGAAAATATGGAACTATTAAAGCTTAATTTTAAAGTTGATAAAGTAAAGCTTAACTCTTGCTGCTTAGATTTAACTAAACTTAATTATACAGGTAGAAAATATCATAATATTAGAGGCGCTATTAACTCTTGTGTTAAAGCAAATCTTACTATTCAAGATAATTATAACGATATCAACGATGTTAAGAAAATGTTAGATCGATGGAGTGAGGAGATTGGTGCTAAATACTTCAGGTCATTTAGCGGCAAGAATCTCTATTTTTATAAAAACAATTTTCATTTAACTTGCAATAATATCTTTGTTTATGATCAAGAAAACTTAGTTGGATTTGCTACTTTAACCAAGGGTGAATATTCGACTTACGTCATAGGTAAGGCGTTATTCACAAAACATAAGGGTCTTTCAGAATATGTTGATGATTTAGCCTACCGAAAAGCCTTGACAGATGGCACAACTGTGGTTAATTTAGGACAGTCCAAAGGCAAGTTGGCGGATTATAAAGACAAGTGGCCTGGTAGTTTTAACATTTTACATTATGATGGAAGTATAGAATAAGGAAGATAAATGACATTAAAATATGATGAATTAATTAAACTAAATGGAATTAAACTTGACAAACATTACATTCAATCTTTAAGCAAGGAACAAAGATTAGAATTAATTGATCCTATTTTTCAAATTTTGAGAACAAATGGTTGGATTTATCCTGACGATCTTCCTAAAATAAAAAAAGAATGGCAAAAACTTCTTGATTATCAACCCGATCTTAATAATATTAATCAATTTAATAATTCTTCTTTAGCTACGGCAATTTGTAAGCATTTTTGTCATAATTTTTATTTGGCTACTGAAAAAGACAAACCTACTTTGATTGACAACTTTAATAATGATGAAATATTGAAAAAGATTATTTTCAATAGATTGGGGTTGGGTTGGTTGGATGCGGATGAGCGAGGAGGTGGAGTTAATGAAGCATTTAACCTTTCATTTAAAATGGTTGCTATACAGGGGCAGCGTTCCATGAGGTTAGTTAATGCCACCTCAATGTTTAAACCTTCTATTGCCAAATATTTAGCAATGAAATATTCAGAGGAGAATGATACTATCTTTGATTATAGTTGTGGATTTGGCGGTAGGTTATTAGGAGCGATGTCTTGTAATAGAAAATACATTGGAACCGATCCATTAACTACTGAAGAATTAGAGGTAATGGCAGAGTTTTTTAATTTTGACAAATCAAGATATACTTTAATTAAGTCAGGATCGGAGAATTACAGAGGAGAGGAAAATAGCATAGATTTTTCATACAGTTCGCCTGCATACTATAACCAAGAGGTGTATAGTGCAGACTCAACTCAGGCGTATTTCCATGGGGAAGATTATTTTTATAATACATATTGGAAAAACACATTAAATAATGTTAAATATATGTTAAAACCTGGAAAATGGTTTGGTCTTAATGTAAAAAACTATCCTAAGATGGTGGAGATGGCGCAAGAGGTATTTGGGGAAATTGTAGAGTTAGTTAATTTGAGGACTGTAAAATCACATCTTACTAAGGTAGCAGATCAATCATCAGAAAAATTAGAATACGTATATATGTTTAAAAATAATAAATAACAATATTTGTAAAGCTAATTATTTGATATTAAGCTATGGATACTAAAAAATTAAGAAAAAGTTATATGCCTTTGGTTCCAAAACTTAAGTCAGCATTAGAGTATGTAAATGAGCAATTGTCAGATTTGCCTAAATCTGAGTTTTCCTTTGATTCTAATCTTAAGAAGTATCCATCTATTAAAAGAAAGATGGAAGCGGATCAATTAGATGAAGTCGAAAATATGTCAGATTTAGTAAGAGGAAGATTGTTTTTCTCTAAAAGATATCAATTTCCAGAAGTAGTAGATATTATTAAAAAATTATTTGGCAAACAAGTTGATAAAGTTGAAAAGAAGAAAGAAAAGAAACACGGTTTAGAGTATTCTGGTATAATTCACATTAATCTTAAGATAGACGGTGTTAATTATGAAATGCAATTAATGCCAGAAGAATATAAACCTCATCAAGAGGTTTTACATAAGATTTATGAAAAATTAAGAGATCCAAAAGAAACAGAAAAGATGTCAGAGACTGAAAAAGACTTCTTATGCCATAATCATAATAATATTTATAAGAAACTACATAATAAAGCAAAATTAGCGCGGGAATAAAGAGGTATCTAATTGTGAACGAATTAACCCTTTTAGATATGTCTGATTTATTTAATTTAATTTCTGTTGGTATTAAAAATGTTCCCAATAGAAAATTATTAATTAATTTAAGAAAACAAGCTTTTAATATTAATCAAGGTTTTAATAAAATAGCATTTGATACTCGTAAAATTAATCAAGAAACTGATTATATTCCAAGAAGAGGATTGCAAAATTATCATAGATCAGAAAAGTTTGTTTCAGATGCTATTAATTTAAAAGTTGAATCTTTTAAAAAAATAGCTAAAACTTTAGAAGAACTAAAACTAACTTATGGTAAAGAGCCGGCTTGGCAAAATAGCTATGTCAGGGTATTAATGGCAGCGGTTAATAAAGCATTAAGAACAGATCAAGCAGATGCTGAGTTTAGCGATACACAACCTTCTATTGGTAATTTAAATTACTTAGAAGAGTTAATGTATGTTCGCTATAGATTAACTCCAGAATCTGTAAGTAATATGACGGAACAAGCTTTAAAAACAGCACTATTAAATAAAGATGAAGGATTAGTAAGTCAAGGATTTACAGATTATCCCAAAGAAATTACCACCAGTGATATTTCTAAATTCAGTTATGATGGTTTGATGGAAAAAATGTTAGCTACTATGGCTCAAGTAATGAGTTCATATAAACCACCTCAAGATGATGATAATTTAACCAGTAAATTATTTGATGTTAAAGCAACTAAAGACTCTCCAGAAATAGAGAGAACCGTGACCATCACAATAAAAGATAAGGTAATTGATAAAATAACAGAATTAAATAAATTAGCCGATGTTCCAAAAGCAGATGTTATAAAAGAGGAGTAAATTATGGGAATGAATGATTTTGCTCCTGGTAAAAATGAATATGGACAATTTATAATAAAAAACATTTCTCCTCAAAATAAAACAATATTTTTATTTGCAGGTTGGCCTATTAATTTAGGTGGCACTAGAGATTTATTAACAATTCCGGGTGTGGCAGAAAGTGATATTAAATCTTCTTTAATGAAAGGAGAGTTAAGAACTAAATTTAAAAATGGGGATATAGAATTAGTAATGAGTAATATTGATCTTCTACAATTTAATAATTTAGGAATACAATATTTACAAGGTTATGGATTTACTACAGGAGTTTTAGTGGATTATAATCAATTAGATGGTTATGTTCAAGGTTTGTTATCAGCAGGCCCTGGTAGTGGAATTACTCCAACTGAACACGAAACTTTACGTCAATTGATACATTTTATAGATTCTGGACCGGGAGATGGTTTTGTTTCTGGTGCAGTTCAAATAACTTCACCCGCAGGTCCTTTTCCTAATTCAATTACTTGGTATTTAGATAATACACAAACTACTAAATTAGTAGAAAAATTAATTAACTATAATTCTAATAGATTTCCTTCAATTATTACTTGGAATATGTATGATATAGATGGTATAAGTATAATACATTCAGTTATTGATACTATTACTTATAATGCGGCATTTGAATCCTCCAGAGTTAGGCAAATAATGTAAATATATGAATTATAAGATATTAATTCAGATATATATATATATATATTTATAAAGGTTAAGTAATGAGTCAAGATTCACCAGCAAGTATATTATTTTCAGAAAATGGCAATCCGATAGGTGTTGTTTTTGATGGTTTAGTTTATCGTTTAACAACTGACACTACAATTACCGATGGTTATGCTAATGGCCCAGCCACTGTAAAACCCGGTAATACTGCAGCAATCTCTTCCGATCCGGCTTTGGTAGTTGCGATTAGTCCTAACAACTCTTTTACTGTAAGTGCCGCTAAATCAAGTACTAATAACACCAAATCAGTAGCGGCATCAATCACCAATACTCAATTATTGGCTGGAAACTCTATTAGATTAGGAGCTACTATTTATAATGATTCTTCTAATTCATTATTATATATTAAATTAGGAACTAATGCTTCTTTAAGTGATTTTACTATTAAATTATTTCCTTTGGGATATTATCAAATTCCATATTCTTACACGGGGGAAATTGATGGAATATGGTCAGCAGCTACGGGAAATGCCCGAATTGGAGAATTAACTTAAACTATAATTAATAATTATAGCATTATAATCTTATTATTATTAGGTAAGAATAACCTTTTAAAAATAGGATAACATATGTCCGGTGAATCTCCAGCAGTTGTTTTGTACGACCTAAATGGCGTACCATTAGTAGGTGCAGCAGGAACGGGTTCTGCAGCAATTATAACCATCCAAGGAAATGGATTCGGCACTCCAGTACCTGTAAGCGGTACCGTAACGGCTGCAAATGCTTCGGTTTCAACCACTGCTTCTGTTGCTCCTGGTTCTGCAACTTTAGCTGGAGCTTTAGTTACGACTTCTGTGCAGTCAGGCTTGACTGCAACAGATATGTATTCTTTAAATATGACCACCACTGGTCTATTAAGAGTTGATGGTTCTAACGTCACTCAACCTGTCTCAGGAACTATTACAGCTAATGCCGGAACTGGTTCATTTACCGTAGCACAACCTACAGCTGCTAATTTGAATGCCACAGTCGTAGGTTCTGGAAACTTTACCGTAGTTCAACCAACTGCTGCTTCATTGAATGCAACTATAGTTGGAACTGGAACTGGTGGAGCTGTTAACGTAGCACAAACAACTGCTGCAAATTTAAATGCAACCATAGTTGGAACGACAGCAGCGGGTTCTGGAGCTTCTTCTGGTTTAGTAACTATTCAAGGAAATGCTTCAGGGACACCGATTCCAATTTCAGGAACCTTTACTACTGACAAATCAAGCACTGGCACTCTAACCAGCGTTGCTGGGTCTGCTACAAGCGTAAGCTTATTAGCTTCCAATTCTAGTAGAATTAGTGCTACATTTTGGAATGAATCAACATCAAAAGCATATATTGCATTATCTGCGACATCAAGCACTACAGCTTACACAATTCAATTACTGCCAAATTCTTACTACGAGCTGAGTTTAGCCTACACGGGTGCTGTTTCTGCGATTTGGTCCAGCGCCACAGGTTCAATGAGAATCTCAGAAATGACTTAATTTTATAATTCACTTAATTATACTAAACCGCTGATTTATCGGCGGTTTAGTTTTATAAAGACCAATAACTATGTATTATATTAGTTAATTTATAATTAAGGTTTGAAATGTCAAGTGAGTCACCCGATGTAGTAATATATGATGTTAACGCAAATCCAGTAACGATACAAAACAATACTGTATTACCTGCAGCTCAACCTGGAATTGTAGCTGCTGGTTCTGACGGAACAGATGCTAGATTCATAGCTGTTAATTCAGTTGGACAGCCTGTTATTGTTGGAACTGCATCAGACAATACTACTAATTCTACTGCTAAAGTTCCTGTAATTGCAGCTGTGGCAAATACTAGTAACCCTACTTATACCAGTGGAGATATGGTTCCTTTATCAACAGATACTTCTGGCAATTTAAGAATCACAGGTTCTATTTCAGCAGTAGGGGCTGCGGCTTCTGGTTCTACTGTTGCAGGAAATCCATTATTATTAGCCGGCTCAGACGGTACTAATGCTCAAACATTAAGAACTAATCCTGTTGCAGCAATATCTAATTTAATAATTCAAGATGGTGAAAATTTAAGAGCGACATATTCTGCACAACTAACTAATTTAGCTGTCAGTACTGCTGTTTCTTGTTTTGCAATTAGCGGTTCTGCAAGTAAAATTATCAGAGTCACTAAAATAGAATTATCGGCAACAATTACCACAACTGCAGCAACTTTAAATTTTTCTTTAGGAAAAGTTACGGGCACAACTGGAATTGTAGGTACAGCGACAGCGGCAACTATAATTCTTCATGACAGCAATGATTCTGCAGTATCAGCTGCAGTAAATGGATATGCTGCGGGAGCTACATTTACAGCTGGAACCACTATATTATTTAGATCAAATAAGCTTTTCGTTCCGGTAACAACTACGACCACAACTCCACAACCAGTATGGGTGGAAACTTTTGGAGCAGAGAATTGTAAACCAATTGTTCTTCGTGGAACATCTCAACAACTTGTTATAAATATTCCTTCTGCGCCTGCCAGTGCTCTATCGTTAGATATTAGTATAGAATGGACAGAAGATAGCGTTTAATATTTAAACATTATAAATAGCTAATATTTAAATATATATTAATCAAGTCGTAAGAATAAAGCTCAAAATTAAACGAGGAGATTCTGTATGACTATTAATCAAACTGGGGATGTTAATTATTTACAATTAAGAGGAGTTAATTTTCAATCGGCAAATATTGCATATCAATCTTTACCCGCAATATCTAGAAGTAATTATTTATTTCCAAATTCAGTAGATATAAATTATATTGTTAGTAAAGGTGCTAATTTTTGTCGTATTGTATTTGGTTGGGAAGCATTACAACCTACATTAGGTGGTAGCATTTCAAATCCCTGTTCCAAGTGGTAAATCAGTATGTGCTCAAGTTCAATATATTGAAAGAAATACTTCTACTACTGGGACTTATGCTGCTACTTTCTTTACTGGAGCTGAAAGTGCTTCTGGTACGGCTGCTTTATTTACGGGCGCAGCTAGCAGAACGGTATCAACTATTTACGACACGGCTTTAAGTGCTGCTGAAATTTCTGGAACTGGTTGCACATCAAGTGTATCCGGATCAAACTTATTAATACAGATTGCTGGAGTTTCTGGTATGACTATTGATTGGTCATTTTGTGCTGAAGTAATAGTTTCTTAATAAAATAATTACATTTAATCCCAACAACTTAATTGTTGTTGGGATTTTTTTGTTATTTAAATATGAAGGCACTTGTTTGCAGCGGTGGTGGATGTAAAGGAGCATTCGCATCTGGAGTAATACAATATTTATTGCATGATTTACAAATAGACTATGATATTTATGCTGGAACCAGCGCTGGAGCATTGAATGTTGCCTTTTTATCTATGTTTAAATCTGGAGAAGAAAAATTAGCCTCTCAAGAATTAACTGATTGGTGGTTGGAACTTAATAATTCTAAAATATATAAACCTTGGCAATATTGGGGAAGGATTGCTGCGGCATGGAGAAAGTCTTTTTATGACAGCTCACCATTACATCAATTAATTAAAAAAAATGTTAATTTAAGTAAAATAAGAAAATCTGGCAAACAAGTGGCGGTGGGAGCTTTAAACTTACATACCGGAAAATATACAGTATTTAATCAAGATGATGATAATTTTATTGATGCTATTTTAGCATCATCTGCTTTTCCCGGTATGTTTTGTCCTATTAAAATAAATCACGATCTTTATATTGATGGTGGAATAAAAACATTATCTCCTATTAAAATTGCTATTGAAATGGGAGCGACAGAAATTGATGTCATTACTACTTCACCAGATATTAGAGATAAAAAGTTTATAGATAATCCAAATATTATTGATATTATTAGGAGGGCATTTGATGTGGCTACTGATAAAATATTAAGTAATGATATAGAAATCGCTTTAATGTATAATCAATTAGCAGAAGCTGGATTAAGTAATAAAAAACCAATTAAAATTAGAATATTTAAACCATATTATAATTTAGTAGATGATGTTTTAGATTTTAATCCTCAAAAAATACAAGAGATGATGAATAAGGGTTATTTTGATGCTAAGAATAAATACATATTATAACATATTATTAGGAGCACAATGACTTTTCCATATGATCGTTCTAACAATCCTTTAGCACCTATTACTTGGGGAAGAGATTTTAATTTTTTCCAAAAGTTAGTTGTCACGGCATCATCTTTTAATACTAATTGTGATATGGTTATTACTTTCCCTACAGATACCGTAACCTTTCAATTGGAGGCTGGTACTGGAGTGGGTGCTATACAGTATAGTTTTAATGGAAATACAGTACACGGCGACTTAAGCGTAGGCACCACCGGTTTAATTACTAGTAATAATTTAGTTTTTAGAGATCGTATTATTTCTAAAATTTGGTTTAAAGGTGCCGGCACAGTTAGAGTAGAAGCCTGGGCGAATCAGTAATTTTACAATAAAGTGAAAGATAATTTTTGTTAGATAAAAAATGTAATACTTGTAATTTAATTAAAACATTAGATAATTTTATTAAATGTAAAACTACTAAAGATCAATTAACTGGCGCTTGTAAAAGTTGTATTAATATTTCTAATAGAAAAAGTTATAATAAATATAAAAAAACATATAACTGTAAATTATGTAATAATATTTTGTTAAAATTTGGTAAATATTGTGAGCCCTGTTATTTATTATATAGAAAACAATATAGAAAAGATTATGAATATAATAGGCGGCATAAAGATTTAGAATATAAAATTAAATCAAATATTTCTCGTAGTGTTAGGTCTGCCTTAAAAGCTAAAGGCAAATATTCTGTATTAAAATATTTACCATATACTATAGAAAAGCTAATAACACATATTGAAAGTTTATTTGAATCTTGGATGAGCTGGGATAATTTAGGAGTATATAATAAAAAATATTGGAATGATAACGATCAAACAACCTGGAAATGGCAAATAGATCATATTATGCCTCATTCAACTTTTAATTATATAAGTATGGACGATCAGTTATTTATAGATTGTTGGTCATTAAAAAATCTTAGACCATTGTCAGCAAAATTAAATATATTAAAAAGTAATAAACTCTTAGGATAATCTGATATAATACTAGTATGATTAAGTTAATTAAAGCATATTGTGAAGTGGAATCTTGTGATGTTGTTGATCCTAATTTATTAGAGCTTCACCATCATATTCCGCGAAAAGATATTAACACTACTAATCATCCTATGAATATTTGTATTTTATGTTGCACACATCATAAAATGATTGATTCAGGAAGATTAAAAATTATAGGAATATTCCCTTCTACTAAATTACCTAATAAAAGAACTTTAGTCTATGAATTAGATGGGATTAAGAATATAGATTTAAGTGAACCATATTTTGTATTTACTAACAAATCATATAAGTTAAAGAAGGAATAATGGCAATTTTACTTGATGGTCTTAATAATGCAATTGATGCAACTAATCCCGACAACCTCAGTGATAGGGTTTTAAGCGAAAGAGAAACAAGAAAAAAACTATTAACTCATGCTCGTTTAGCAGAAGTAGATAGAGGATTAAAAGGAATTGAAAGAGAAATGTTAATGTGTTTTGCTAAGTATGACAGATTAATGAAAAATTGTAAAAATGCTCAAGAAAAAGCAGATATTGCAGCATTAGGCGCAGTGGAAATATATACCATCTTAGGTCGAGGTGGCGAACTTTTTGTCAATGGACAACTTGTTTGTAAAGACCGTTAAAGGAAATTATGGAAGATCAAGCAACGTATTTTGGTGAAGTTTGTTGGTTTAATGCTAAAAAAGGATATGGCTTTATTATTTGGAGTATTGAGGGAACTCAACAAAATGATATTTTTTGTCATTTTTCAGATATAACTATGGAAGGATTTAAAACCTTATTCAAAGATCAACAAGTATCTTTTCAATTAGGTAGAAATCATCATGGAGATTTAAAAGCTGTAAATATTAAAATTATTTCTTAAAGAATAATTGTATAATTTGAGCTACTAAAGCTAAGATTCCTGTAATGTAAAATACAGTCATCTTAAACATATCTTTAGATATATCTTCACCTTGTTTAATAACTTTATCTATTTTATTTTCAATAGAGTCTTGTTTATATTTTGAATTAGTTAATAATTCAATAATTACTTCATTTTGACCGGCAACTTCAGTTTCTATTTCAATGGCTTTTTTATTAACCTCTAAAATAGTATCTAACTCTTGTTTAGAAAAGCTAAGAGGTTTTTCAATTGGCATTATTCCCCGTGTTGTTTACGTTTTTTAATTTTATTTAATACTTTTTTACAATCTTCTTCTAACTTTTTATATTCTTCTATAATATTGGGTTCAATTTTAGGCTCATGTTCTAAAATTAAATCTATCACTTGAGCTAAGGCTTGACGAGAAGACATTGTTTTTCCTTTTTATTCTGAATCTAAACTTTCAGCAGCAAATTGTTCGTCTGAAATCTTTTGCAACTCTTTCTCATTTGCAATCTTTAGTTCATCATATTCTTTATGCTCAATCTCTAATACCGAAGTCCCTCGACTGGGAATAACTGTCTGCATCAACATTGGAATCTTGTCAGGAATTACTGGCGGAGGAGCTGATTGTCTAATTATTAATTTATTTCTTTTCTTAAATAAACTACCAGAAGTCATTGAAGCCGTTAGTTGCTCAATAGTTAAATGATAATGTCTCTTATCTAACAGATTAACTGTAGAAAAAGTCTTAATGTTAATCGCTAAATCTGCTAGCGTAACATTTCTTAAGGAAAAATTGGTGACCCAAAACTCTTGACGTGCCATAACATAGATACAGGTATATTCATATTTTAACATATAATTATGACAACTGTGCTACAATATATGCCCGGACAAACTGCTACCATTTTTTTTCAACTTAAAGATATTAATGGTGTCAGAACTGATGATGGTTATGTTCCCGTAATTACTCAAGTCATTACTCCCGCATTTATTACCTGTGGCACTTATCCTCAAAATATGATTGAATTAGATACTGGTTTATATTATTTTCAATTCGTAATTCCTAATGGCGTTAGTAGTATCGGTAGTTATTTAATTGATGTAGCTTATCTAAGTCCAATAGATGGTTATATTAATAATGAAATATTTCAATTGGTTATTAATTCTCCTTATGGTAATTTTTCTACTACAACATTCTAATATTATCGTATTATTTATGGATTAAGTTATAATCTATTAGGAAATAATGTCTATAAAACTTAGAGGGCAAGAAGCAGATGTCACCGATCAAATTGCCTTAACTGTGCAATTTAAAGATGTTTCTGGTAATCCTGTCAATACGGATAGCTTTCCTACGGTTTCTATTGTTCAACCCAGTGGATTAATTTTACTTTCTCCCACTTCTGCAGGAGTAGAGCAAATTGGAGTTGGTAATTATTCTTATGTTTTTACTGTTCCTTACAACGGTCCCTATGGTGTTTTCAACGATGTTTGGTTGGGATATATTAATGGTTTTAGAATTGAAACTACTTTTAGTTTCGTAGTTAATCATAGTCAAATACCAGCAATTAATACCGATGGATTTGTGCATTTAGGAGATGATCCTGGTTTTGAATATTCGCAATGTGCTATTGTTAATATTAATAAATTACTTAAGTCTCTAAAAGCAAGACTTAATAGCTCAGGTAAAGCGAAAAGTTCTGATGCCTATGGAAATACTATTTATGTAGATTGTGATATCTTCTCTACCTCAATGCTGGTAACCTTTATCGCTACCGCTGTTTGGGATTTTAATCAAGTTCCGTATTTTACTTGGTTTAAATTGGATGAAGATTATTTTATTGATCAATTTGGAGAGGTGTTGGTGGAAGGAGCGACACTATATGCTTTGGCAAGTCAGGCTCTCATAGAACGTGGTAGAGAGTTAACTATAACCGATAACGGTATTAGTTTTAACCCCCCTACCGTGTCCGAGCTTCTTCAAACTCAATATTCCACACTCCTCAGTAATTACTGGGAGAAGCTGAAGTATATCAAAAACTCACTTCGTCCAGGTCCATTGGGCTTGGGAGTTTTTGGTATGACTTCAGCTATGAATCCCGCTATTAGGAATCAACGTCACCTACGTGCACGTAGGCTGTACTAATATGTGATTATTGAGGATTATATAATCCGAATTCCCGCAATCTTCTTTTAATAGTAGGAGCACTTACATTTAGTTTTTCAGCTATCTTAGAATAAGTCTCTACTGCAGTTCCTTTATATAAAGGAGTTTCTTCTAACATTTTTACTAATAAATCTTTTCTAATAATAATTTTAACTGGTTTAACTTTCAAAACATCTAATTGAACTTCGTGTTTTCGATCAAGCCAAGTTGTAGCATTCCAGTGTAGCCAGTTAATAATTTTAGTATTATCTTCTAAATTATTACATCTAATAATGGTTATATCATCTCTCATAATATAATGAGGACTTGTAAAATAATTACTATAATGATCATAAATAGTTTTCATAGCTAAATGAGAGCCGCAAAGACCAAAATTAGAATGTCCTTTTTCAAGATATGTCCAACCATCTCCATCAATTAAACCTCTGAAGAAGTGATTAGACAAATGATGTTCAAATATCCAACTTGGAACATCATAAGTTTTACTTTTTCCTGAAGTAATGCCAAATCTCAATAAATCTTTAACCATTTGAGCGGAGTTAAATCTAATTTTACAATAATCATAGCTTGATTTTTTAAATTGAGGGCGAGTTTCAGTTCGGGTATAAGTTTTTATTTCGGCAGTGCTTTGGATATCTCTTTGAAACTTGTATAGATGATCTACATCTTTAATAGCCAATTCTAATTTAATTCTATTACTTTCTTTTTCCACATTACCATCAGCGGCTAAAAATCCCGCCCAATAAAAACTTTGCTCAGTATCTTCTCCAAAGAAGTTATGATTGCAATCATATTTACCACGTTTTTGATATTCTATATTATTTTCAATACAATATTGTCTTAAAGTTTCTAAGCTTATATTTAATATTTCTGATGTTTTATCTAATGTTTTATGTTCTGCATATAAACTTATAATTTTTTGTTTTTGCTCTTCTGTTTGAGGCATTGGTATTCGTTTCATAACTTCTTTAATTTTAAAAATTAAACTTGTATGCAAAAGTATTTCGCACGTTTGTATTATATCACGAGTGCGGTATAGTTTTACTTTTTTATGAATCCGTTAATTTTTTTTAATTTAGCAGGTTTTAAAGTAGAAAGATATACAATACTTTTTTGCAAGTCAGCATTAATATTAATAATATGATCAATTTGAACTTTTAGCTCTTTAAACTCTTTTTTAATAATAGCGCTTGACATGAAATCGCTAAGTTTTTTACTATTAATAATTATTTCTTCGGTAATAGAGAATTTAGTAATAATATTTTTAATTAATTCACTTAATAAGTCGCCATTATTTGATGTTTCTTTAATTCTTTGTGTAATATTACAACCACAGGATTCTATTAGTTTTTCACGTAATTTGTAAGTACTAACATTGATATTTTTACCACATTGACATTGACATAACCAAAATCTTCTACTTTTGTCGGCGGTAATAATTAAATTAAGAACTAATAATTTACCGAATATTTTGTTGGTAAGATCGGGAGTATGATTACAACCACAGGAAGTAGAATTGCCACCTCTTAAAGAGTTGGAGGTGACTAATTTTTGGATACCACATTCGCAAATGCAGTTCCATTGTGTTTGTCCATTGGTTTGTTTATTTCCAATATTTTGCACTAACCAAAAGCCAAATCTTTGTCCGGTTAAATCTATTAATTTACCCATTTTAAACTTTCAATATTTCTATTTTATGTATGGAGCTAACTTAATCATTTCTACACAGAGAAATAAAATAGACTCAACAATAATTTTTTAGAAATATTGTTTATAAATATAGAAGGTTATAGTTAAAATAAATTAAGTATTAACTTATTTAGTTAAACATTTATTACAAAATGATTTATGCAATCCATCATTTATAGTAATAGTTATGACATCAGCTTTAAGATTACATATTCCACATATAGCATTTTTATTTATCATTTTTTGTTCTAAAATCAAATAAAGTGTATCTGACATATCATTTAAGATATCTTTAATTTGATGATCGAATTCATTGTGAGATTTTCCAAGAACAGTAGTGATTTTTTTCATTTCAACAGTCCTAATTTAAGCATCATTAATTGTAAAGATATAAATGGAGAGTATGAAAATATTTTTGGTTTATTATCATAGCTTTTCGGATATAGATCTTTACAAGGATCTTGGCACGGGTCTTTTTTACAGGGGTCATTACAATTACACATTGGGGTCTTTTTTACAGGGGTCATTACAATTACACATTGGCTGTAAAATATAGAATCAACTATATCTTGCAGTGTTTTAACTTATTTTAAGCTGCTTTAATTTGTGAAAATATATGGTATAAATAATGTGATGTATCTTTTTCATACCATATATATCACTTCACTCACTCTGTTTCAGATTTTTTTAGCTTTGCAGCTTAAATCCTCCACTTATCCCCATTAAGCCTCAGCAGCTTGAGGGCGTGCTAGGTGCCGACTTGGACGAAAAATAGGCCGCTAAGGCAAGTTCTGATCTGGTCGCACGATCACGTAGATTCTGTTCGGTGATTGAGTTCAACAGGTCTCTGGTTTTTTGACCATCAGCACTGATGGCAGTTTTTAGTTCACAGCAACATTCCGCAGCTTTCGCAGCAGCAGCCGCAGCGATAATCTGAGCCTGTAATTGACCTTCATAGGCAAATTTCTGTCTTGAAATGTCAGCTTGGTGAGCAAATGTCATAGCTTGAACAGAACCTAAATTAGAAAAGTTCTGAGCTTGAATTGAAATTAGATTAAAGTTGTTGGTAGCTTGATTACTTAACTGATTAGTTTCCTGTTGGCTCTGAACTTGTAATGCCGCAGCATTTTTAGCAGAGTCAATAAGTGAATCAGAATAGAAATCAGAAACTTGTTTCTGAGATTTTTCATAATGAGTGTCGGCTCTTAACATAGTTTCACGGAAACCATAGTCAACGCCTTTTTGACTGTTTAATTCAGAACCTTGAATTTTGCTCTGTGAAAGCGCATCTCTAACGACATCAGCCGCTTGATTACGTTCTGCTTGGTTGGTAAGTTCAATGAACTCTTTTTCAGCTTGGACGCGTGTGTGAGCAAGGTCTCTTTGCATTTCAGTGCTTAGGTCCCAGGAATCTGGGTGTTTGCTTTCGTGATGTCTTTCCGTTACGACAGCAGTGCTTCCGGGTGGTACAATTTCAATAGTCATATTTTCTCCTGATTTTTCTTTGTGATTATCACATCGATAAACATATAATGTAAAGTTCATATAATTTAAACTTTATCTGCATCTATATACATTGACCACATTTTGACGGATTATTTTATTTCAGTAATATTTTCTGCCATTAATTTACCGTATTCAATTATGACAAAATCATTCATAGTTTGCATATGAGTAAATGATTCAATCCAGCAATTATTAATTTTTCTTTTATATATTCCATTTTCTTCGATTAATAATTGAAAAGGAAGTTGTTGAGTATAATGATGAACAGAACCATTAAATAACCATTCATTATATTGAGAATAAATTTTAAAGCCAGTAAATTCAATTTCTATTAATTCATAATAACCTTGTAAATATTTGTTAAGTTCATTGATAGAGCCAATTTCTACGTTATTAATAGAGATCGGTAATTCTCCTAATTTTACAGATTGAATATGACTTAACACTTTAATCACCAGAATGCCTTAATTTTATTAAACTTTAAGACTTTGGAGATGAAATTAGTATCTCTAATAATGATATTTTGCCATATTTCAGAATTATATAATCGGTAATGTTGAGAAATTATATCTTTAATTAAAGGAGCGATTGGATCTTTGGGGTCTTGACCGAAAGACCTAACAAAAGTTAAATTAATACTCCAAGAGGTATTGGTTTTATTACATTCCCAAACAAATCTTAATTTTTTAGGATTATTATTAACTTTAATAAAATCTCCATTAATTTGAATGTGTTTAATGAGATCGATAATTAAAGTAGTTAAGTTGTCGTAAATTAATTCCATACTTGATATATAACGTGGGTTTATCATTATTTTCGAATATTGAGATGAGCGTTAAAGTTGCAAAAATTAATCTTGAATCATTAAAAACTTTAGAAAAGTTTATTACGCCTATTGATAACCCTAAGTTTTTCTTTACTATGACGGAGATTAATAAAGTCGGTATTAATCCTACTTCAAAATATAACACTCCACTTGGAATATATTGTTATCAATTAACTAAAGAATATTATAATGCTTTGATAACTAATACTTTACCTTATGTAGGAAGGCAGCCTTATATAGTAGTATTTAGTATTAATGCTCCAACAATGAATATGGGAAGTTATTCTGAAAATGATCTTAAAAGAGATACCAACACTTTAAGATTTATGTTTGATTTGAAAAAAACCAAAAGAAATTTAACTGATGCAGAATTTGCTTCAATATTAGAAGATAAAACAAAAGAAGAACATGACGCTATAGTAGCAAGTTTTTCAGGAAAAAATTATCCAGAAACAGAACATGCAACTATTACTAAAGCATTTACTGAAGCTCGTCATCAAACACCAATTGGAAAGTTTTGGAACTTAAGCCGAGTATTATCTAAAAATCCTAAAGATTGGAATTATTTATTAAGGAAAATAGGATACACCAATTTCTCTGATCCTGGTTTGTCAGTTATTCATCCAAACGAACCAACTCAAGCAGTAATTCTTGATCCAAGAATTTTGGTTCCTATTGAAAGTTTTCTTAATCCTCATTTTACTTCAGAAGATTATACAACTAATGCTACTAAAATGACTCCAGCAGATCAAAGAGTATTAAATCAAAAACTTAATCAAAAACAAAAATTAATTAACAGAATTGAAAATATTACCAATCCAGAAGTCTTGGATAAAATTGTCAAAGAACAAATTAGAAATCATAATTTAGAAATTGTTAAAAAAATAGCAAAAAATTCAAAAATTTCTTCTGAAACATTAGCTTTTATAGTTAATAATATTGATCCTAAAAATTATACATCAAATCAAATCTTTGAAACATTAATTGTAAATACTAAATTACCAATTCAATTAGCCAAAGATATAATCTTTAAATATAATTTCAAAACTATTCAAAATCTATCAGACTTAATTACACGACCTGATATTACGTCAGAAATATTATTATCATTATTAGATTTATATAAACCAGATAGTTATATTTATAATCAAATGATAGAATCAATTGTTAATAGTCCTGAGGCTACACCAGAGATATTCAAAGAGATATTAAAAAAACCATTAAGTAATGATGTCATACGAGCAATAATTACTAGTGACAAATGTCCTCTTGAAATATTGGAACAATTATTAGAATTTCAAGAAGATGACAAAGACTCAGAGGAAAGTATTCGAGGACAAATTAATCAAGATAAGTTAGTTGAATTAATTGCTAGTAGTCCTAATTCTTCTGCTGATTTATTAATGAAAATTGTTAAAAAATATAATGTGGGTTTATCATTTAGAATATTTAAAGATATTATGCAAAATAATAATGTTAATTCTGAAATAATTAATAAAATGTATCTGGACACTGTTAATCCTGAAATTTTACATTATTTAGCTAATAATGACAAAACTCCTCCAGAAATATTAAGTGAGTTAGCTAAGAAAACACAATTTCAATCTATTATTGCCGGAAATCCAAATACTCCCGCAAATACTTTAAGTTATTTAGCTAAAAATGGAGCTGGATATATTAAAAATATTATTGCTTCAAATCCTAATACTTCAATAGAAATTTTAGAAGAATTATCTAATACTAAAGATATCTCAATTAAAAAATCTTTATTTAACAATCCTAATATTTCAGAATCGCTGATTGAAAAATTATATAATAATGATCAATATCCTGGTGATTTTTGGGAACATCTTGCTGAAATTACTCAATCTTCAAAAGTATTACAATTTTTATATGATGTTCAATTAGCAGATGATGTTTCTGGTAAAATTAAACAAAAAATGGCAAATAATAGAAATACTCCAATAAATATATTAAAAGATTTTGCAAATAGTTCTAACGAAATGATAAGAGATAATGCTCTCAGGAGTTTAGCGGTAAAATATAAAAATCATATTAATGAAATTACTGATTCTAGAATTATTACCGAATTATGTAGTAATTTTACTTTAGATGACCAACAATATATTGATATATTAAATAACAAATATACTAATAAAAAAGATATTCAAAAAATAGTTGAATGGAATTATAGTTTACTTTTGCAAAATGAAAAAATATATGATGCTTTATTAACAAATCCTAAAATAGACGATAGCATTGCTTTTTATTTATTAAATATATTATTTAATTTACAAAATACAAATCCAATAAAAACTAAATATTTAATAAAATTATTAGATTGTCCCACAATTTCGGAAAAAATCATTAATAGTATAATTGCTCACGCCAAATATAACAATATTAATGGTTTAAACACTCATATTAATAATATGAAAAAAGCAAGCTTTATTCCAGTTATTAAAACAGCCAAAGAATTATCATTAGCTAAAATTAAAAAATTACCATATCAGATGTTAAATAGAATGATTTCTAAGATGAGAAATTATCTTAAAAAAAATGAAATTGTTCAAAAAATGTTCAAAGATTATGAAGTTGATATTAAAGAGCTGGATTATATTCCAATGTGTTTCGGGGATATTGATGTAAGTGCTAAAACAGATCACGCAGTTATCATTTTTAATTATCAATTATTAACTGATAATGATTTTATTAAAGATTACTCATATGGAGTTCATGAGGTAACCCACTGGCTACAGCAAACTACTGGAAAAAAGGCGACTAAAAGTTCAGACGACGGGGATTACCTCAGTAATCCATATGAGCAAGAAGGCTTTCAGAATCAAATAGAATATATTGCAGAACAATATGGAGAAGAAGAAGCAGAGGAATATACAAGTGATTTATTAGAACATCATGAGGTAGATGATAAAAAAGAAAAAAAGAAATTAGAAACTATACTTCTTAAAGAGGTTTAATCTAAATGTTCTTTAATTAAATCATATTTTCGTGTTAAAAATAAGTTTGCATTTTGATACATCCACTTTGCTACTATAATAGCTTCTTTTCCATTATATTCTAAATTATATATTGTTCTATTTTTAAATGGTATATGTAATTTAATTTTACAA